TACACAACATATGCCAGCCTCTGTGTCAATATCGCTTTTACACACCATTGCACCCAAGCTGTCAAACCGTCTACCTCTACCACATCACCGCTACCTGTTTGAACAAAATCGCATATGTCCCAATCCCACAACCAACTTTTAGGGAAAGCTACCACTGTATTTTCTGTAGCACCCACTATATCGGGCATATCGAAACTCGGATATAAATCGCTCATGAACTCACCACCTTTGCAATTACGACAGGGTCTCTATGCTGATTAACCCATACCACCAACACCCTATCGCCACTTTTAAGCTCGGGTTTAATTCTTATATTCACCTTCTCAACAGTGCTCTGTTCCCAATCCCACCTTGTTTGTGCGGTATGGTATATGTCTACTCCTTCTATCGGCTTCCCTTCTTTGTCTACAGGATACTCGCCAACACCTACTAACGACCAAACGGGAAACTCAACCTGTGCAGTAAAATCAGCTATCAAATAATCGCCTTTCTTTATCGGCATTGCAAACGTATCAAGCTTCAAGCTCATATCTGGCTGTATCGTTCCTAATTCAATGCTATCGGGTTTGTTAGCTATTAAACTAATTCTTTCATTTAACACTTTAGCCAAATGGTCAATGCTTTTCTTGTTCATTTTAGCCCCACGCTCATAGTTAAACTCGTATACTTATGCTCTACGGATACGACTTGGTAATACCCATTTAACGTCCCAGCAACAACTTTCACCTTATCACCCTTCCTGATAAAGGTAACATCTACGCACCTAATTGTCCTGTCTTTCTCTGGCTGTCCGAACTCCTTCAATATCTCTTTCGCATTCTGCTTTGCATCGGCCAATGTGTCATCTGAACTATTCTGGACAATCCTTTGCAATACACCATATTTTGTGTCTCCATCAAGAACTGCAATCAACGGTGCCCTTCCTTCCTCATCTTCCGCACCTATTATGCGCACCCGTGTAACAAGATTATTGATGCTCCACCTATCCATTACCGACTGCACATTTTCATTATATGCAAACACGTAAACATCTTGATTGGACATGGCTTTTCTGATATAAACCTTCCCTTTTTCACTACGTACGATAAACTCGCCTGCTCCATTATCTTTACCTTGTTTGAGTATGCTGTTTATCATCTCCGCCACTGTCATCTGTCGGAATACTTGCTTGGCTAATACCACGTTCGGCCCCTCTATCTTGCCAATGGGAATATTCCATGCCCTGAAAATATCTGTCAACACATCTATTGCCCTTTGTCCCGCCCTATAATACCTGTCATCTTCACTCTTAAACAAGTAAATCAACTGGTCGTACGCTTCAATCTCCACACTACCCAACGGATCTGTAGACGTCATCCAATCAAACACCGTGCCCCTGAACACTTCTACCCCATTCGCTAATAGGTATATCGGTGTCCCAAGTGCTACAAGCTGGTGTATCCACTTCCCACCTACTTGCTGATTTGTCAATGTCATACTTAAATGCGCTGCTAACTCTCCTTCGGCATCACCAAAGGACAATTGACTAACAAATGGCGTAACATCCATTTGCTTACCACTTGGGTCAATAATGCGCACTTCATACTTTATCTTGGTAATATCAACCAAGCTTGAGCACCTGCCCGGGTTTAATTTTATTCGGATCTGGCCCAATGACAGCCTTATTCAACTCATACAGCATCCTCCACTTTGCACCATCACCGAGCATTTTCTTTGCTATACCCCATAGGGTATCGCCTTGTTTTACGGTATACGTTTTCGGGATACTCGGAGCTGGTCTCTGTGCACTCGTTTTAGCCTGCGCACTCGTACTCTTCTCTTTTTCTGTCATCACCACCAAATTGCGTGCCTCAACCAAACTTATGGAGTAATAGCAATCGCCATGTCCACCCTTCCATGTATGGTCGAACTCTTGAATGTAACAATCTATATTTATCGGTGTTTCTGTTATCAGCAAATGAACTTTTACGTTCTCTCGTCTCCAGCCTGAAATCAAACCTACAATCGCCTTGGGATCCTGCCAATCCACAACATATATGCTGTTCCTCCTACTCGCACCCGGGAATATACCCTCCCACCTAATCGTCGCTGGTGCAATACCTCTCGGCATTAAGAAATCGCCCAACTCAATTATGCTAACGCTGAACAACTTTGAACTTGTCATTACTTGCAATTGCTCTGGGTTAGCATAATTGAGTTGGGCGATTTCTTAATGCCGAGAGGTATTGCACCAGCGACGATTAGGTGGGAGGGTATATTCCCGGGTGCGAGTAGGAGGAACAGCATATATGTTGTGGATTGGCAGGATCCCAAGGTGATAGTGGGTTTGATTTCAGGCTGGAGACGAGAGAATGTAAAAGTTCATTTGCTGATAACAGAAACACCGATAAATATGGATTGTTACATTCAAGGGTTCGACCATACATGGAAGGGTGGACATGGCGATTGTTATTACTCCATAAGTTTGGTTGAGGCACGTAATTTGGTTGTGATGACAGAAAAAGAGAAGAGTACGAGTGCGCAGGCTAAAACGAGTGCACAGAGACCAGCTCCGAGTATCCCGAAAACGTATACTGTAAAACAAGGCGATACCCTATGGGGTATAGCAAAGAAAATGCTCGGTGATGGTGCAAAGTGGAAGATGTTGTACGAGTTGAATAAGGCTGTCATTGGGCCAGATCCGAATAAGATAAAACCCGTGCAGGTGCTTAAGCTTGGTTGATATTACCAAGATAAAGTATGAAGTGCGCATTATTGACCCAAGTGGTAAGCAAATGGATGTTACGCCATTTGTTAGTCAATTGTCCTTTGGTGATGCCGATGGTGAGTTAGCAGCGCATTTAAGTATGACATTGACAAATCAGCAAGTAGGTGGAAAGTGGATACACCAGCTTGTAGCACTTGGGACACCGATATACCTATTAGCGAATGGGGTAGAAGTGTTCAGGGGCACGGTGTTTGATTGGATGACGTCCACAGANCCGTTGGGTAGTGTGGAGATTGAAGCGTACGACCAGCTGATTTACTTGTTTAAGAGTGAAGATGATAGGTACTATAGGTCGGGACAAAGGGCAATAGATGTGTTGACAGATATTTTCAGAGCATGGAATATTCCCATTGGCAAGATAGAGGGGCCGAACGTGGTATTAGCCAAGCAAGTATTCCGACAGATGACAGTTGCGGAGATGATAAACAGCATACTCAAACAAGGTAAAGATAAGGGAGCAGGCGAGTTTATCGTACGTAGTGAAAAAGGGAAGGTCTATATCAGAAAAGCCATGTCCAATCAAGATGTTTACGTGTTTGCATATAACGAAAATGTGCAGTCGGTAATGGATAGGTGGAGCATCAATAATCTTGTTACACGGGTGCGAATAATAGGTGCGGAAGATGAGGAAGGAAGGGCGCCGTTAATTGCAGTTCTTGACGGAGACACAAAATATGGTGTATTGCAAAGGATTGTCCAGAATAGTTCGGATGACACGTTAGCCGATGCAAAGCAGAATGCGAAAGAGATATTGAAGGAGTTCGGACAGCCAGAGAAAGACAGGACAATTAGGTGCGTAGATGTTCCCTTTATCAGGAAGGGTGATAAGGTGAAAGTTGTTGCTGGGACGTTAAATGGGTATTACCAAGTCGTATCCGTAGAGCATAATGTTACAAATTTGACTATGAGCGTGGGGCTAAAATGAACAAGAAAAGCATTGACGATTTGGCTAAAGTGTTAAATGAAAGAATTAGTTTAATAGCTAACAAACCCGATAGCATTGAATTAGGAACGATACAGCCAGATATGAGCTTGAAGCTTGATACGTTTGCAATGCCGATAAAGAAAGGCGATTATCTTATAGCCGATTTTACTGCACAGGTTGAGTTTCCCAATTGGTCGTTAGTAGGTGTTGGCGAGTATCCCGTAGACAAAGAAGGGAAGCCGATAGAAGGAGTAGACATATACCATACCGCACAGACAAGGTGGGATTGGGAGCAGAGTACTGTTGAGAAAGTGAATATAAGAATTAAAACCGGGCTTAAAAGTGGCGATAGGGTGTTGGTGGCTTGGGTTAATCAGCATAGAGACCCTGTCGTAATTGCAAAGGTGGTGAGTTCATGAGCGATTTATATCCGCGTTTCGATATGCCCGATATAGTGGGTGCTACAGAAAATACAGTGGTAGCTTTCCCTAAAAGTTGGTTGTGGGATTGGGACATATGCGATTTTGTTCAAACAGGTAGCGGTGATGTGGTAGAGGTAGACGGTTTGACAGCTTGGGCGCAATGGTGTGTAAAAGCGATATTGACACAGAGGCTGGCATTTGTTGTGTACGATTGGAATTATGGCGCTGACATTGAAAGTTGTCTTAAACAGCCCACAAGAGCAGTAACAGAAGCGGAATTGGAACGAGAGATTACCGAAGCTTTGCTTACAGATCCGAGAACAGCTGAAGTAAAGAATTTCAGGTTTGAGTGGAGCGGCGATGAGCTCACAGTGTGGTTTACCGTGGTAAATGCATTAGGCCAACCAGCTGAAGTGCAAGTAGGTGTAGGGTATAGAGAAGTGCAGAGGCAGTTTTCATTGTCAAGGGTGGAGCAGTACGTTAGCGACTGGTTGCGTGGCGAGTTGGTAAATGTAGAGCCGACCGAAGATGGCAAGCTTGTAATTAAGACAGTAGCTCAGCCAACATTTACTCGTGATTCTATAGCTTATAAGAGTGATGGTTCACAAGTTGCGGTGAATGTGCCGAGGTTCGAACAGGGTAAGTTTGGTCAGGCGGTGCTGGTGGAGGAAGGGACGACGAATTTAAACAGCGACCCTTTCTTTAAAACAGGCGTTTCTGGTTGGGGTGTAGGAACCTGGACAACGTTAGAATGGTTATCATCAGAATATAATCCATTTTCCAAACAAAACGGAGTAATGCGATTATATGATAATGATGGCGATAAAGGGCATTGTTTAAAAGCTGTATCCATTTCTAACACTCCTCATACCGTTAGCGTGTTGTTAAAAATCCTAAAAGGCAACATTAACAATATAAATGTTGGCGGGACTATATATTATACAGATAGCACGTACACAGATTACACTTGGAACGACTCTAACACGACAAGATATGATATGTCCGCTATATTCGGTCAAGGAGTGTATAAATTAGTAGCTACAATTACTCCAAACAGCAGTAAAACGATAAGTAAATACGAAATACGAATTTCGCATAGTAACACTGTTGAAACAGAATTACTTGTTTATGCCATCCAACTCGAACAAAAACCCTACGCCACCTCCTTCATTGACGGTACAAGGGCAGCGGAAACGCTCACCATCCCCACGGCGGGGGTAATAAATCCTCTTAATGCCTGGACGCTTGAATGGTTGGTACGGTGTGGGAAACTTTCTGTAATCAACCACCACTTGGGTTTGGGGGCTATTTGGGATTCATCTGCCCCAAATAACCGAATCTCATTTCATCTTCGCAAGTACTCTTGGCCATATAGAGTGGCTTTCTGGTCTAGTGCGACTGGCTGGTATGAATCCTCTGTAACGGTAGCTGATGATTCAGACGTATATATAGCGTTTGCTTATAATGGTGCAGGTACGTTACGAATTCTAGTTAATGGGCAATTAGCTGGTACATTTTCTGTTGTGATACCTAATGCAAACTATAACTCTTTTGTATTAGGAAGAGGTTCTATTGCGGAAGGTTTTGAAATGCTAAATCAACTCATTGACGACCTCCGCATCTCCAACCGTGCAAGGACGGATGAGGAAATATTGAGTGCGTATCAAAGCAATCAGCCATTACCAATTGATGAGAATACCACATACGCCTTGAGGTTTGATAATAGCCTTAAAGTTGGCCGTGGTGGTTATAGGTTAAGCAAGCCAATATACTTAAAGAGCCTTGGAACGTGTAATGGATCAAATATTTCTTGGGAAGCAAATATTCCTGCAGGGTGCGATGTAAAGGTTTATGCGTCAGTAGATGGTAGTACATTTCAAGAATGTGAGAACAATGCTCCAATACCAAGTTTGAGCGAAGGCGTTAGTTTGGTTGATAAGGTGCTTGTTATAAAAGAAGTGTTGCTGACCGAGGATGGCGTTAATAGACCCGAGCTTATGGTTGTGCGTTATAATGTAGATGGAACAGTCACGTTGAGGGGGTGAGAAGTTGGACTTACCAGAATACCTAACAGACCAAACGTTTGAAACAATATTAGCAAGATTGTTGTCCTATGTACCAGACAATTACGATAAAAGCCAAGGTTCATTTGTGTATGATGCATTAGCTCCAGTTGCCGCAGAATTGACACAAGCTACAATATGGGCACAAGAGGTGTTACGGCGTGGATTTGCACAGACAACGTTTGGTACATATTTGGATTTGAGAGCTGAAGAACATGGATTGTCCAGAATACCAGCAAGCAAAGCCACTGGGTATATAACATTCTTTGGTGATAGTGGAACAGTAATACCAGAAGGAACGATAGTGTCCACCCCTTCATCGGAATTGGCACCAGCAGTATTCTTTAGGACCACCACGCAAGCAGTGATAAGTGATGCAGGAGAAGTGTCTGTACCCATAGAAGCATTGAACGAAGGNATTGAAGGGAATGTCGCTGCAGGAACAATAACAGTNTTAAGNACTCCCATTCAGGGTGTCGCAAGGATTGAGAATCAGCAAACCACGAGTGGTGGTGCAGATACTGAAGATGATGCAAGTTTATTGGCACGATATTTGGAATGGGTGCGCAATCCCAGTGCAGGTGGTAATAAAGCTGATTATGTAAAATGGGCACTTGAGGTTGCAGGTGTTGGAAGTGTTTCGGTAGTACCGTTGAAGTATGGCAATGGAACAGTCAGCGTAGCAATTGTTGATAAGGATATGCAGCCAGCCAGTGAAGAGTTAGTTCAGCGAGTTCAGGAGCACATAGCACCAAGATGGTTGCATGTGAATGAAGCAGAGATTTTGACTATTTCAGGGTATGGAGTTTCAGTTTCAAATGGGCAGGTAATTTTAAGCTATAGTTCGAGTGGCACTGGGAAGGTTACACATACGCAGTTTGATACGATGCTTGAGCAACCGGGAGTGTGGAACGTTATATTGGATTTGTCCACCACGGGTAGTGGTACAAATGATTTGCTGTCCATAGGTGTGTGGGATTTGACGACTAATGCGTGGGCAGTGGTAGATGTGTCCAGCCAAATACAAGCCAAGACAATTTATTCAGCCAATGCATTAAACCCGTTATCAAGGGTCTATCAAAGGTTCTATTGGAATGGGCAAGACCATTTGGAGTTACGCATTGAAAGGTTGCAAGCAGATACCAGTTCAGTGGTAGCGATTGACAAAGTAGAATATCAAAGTGTATTTTCTAAAGATACAGGGGAAGGATTAGCACCAGTAGGTGCGAGGGTGTATGTGGAGCCAGCAACCGCAGTACCGATAAATATAACTGCGAATATAAGTGTTGTGCAGGGGTATGATCCCAATGCGGTAAAGTTGAACATTACCGAGGCTTTAAGGGAATATTTGAAGTCATTGACTTTTCAAGCTGATAACGATGTGAAGTACGTTAAAATTGGGGGTGTCATCTTAGATGTGGCGGGGGTATCCGATTACAGTAATTTGCTTATCAATGGCGGTACGAATAATATCGTTATAGGCGAGCAAGAAGTAGCTGTGCTTGGGACGGTGACATTTACATGATAAGTGAAGCGGGAAATAGGATATTGGAAAGAATGCCACCGTATTATCTTACCAGTTACATAATGAGAAGTGTCTGGGATGCACAAGGGCATGAAATTGATAGGTTGAACGATACTTTAGACGAGATATTGGAACAGTTCTTTGTGGATACAGCGACTTGGGGTTTGGAATTATGGGAGCAATTTTTGGGATTGCCAATTGATAAAACAAAACCAGAGCAATTTAGACGAGAAAGAATAACAGCAAAGTTGCGAGGATATGGCACAATTACAAAAGAAGTTATCAAGAACGTCGCAAGCTCTTTTGCAAATGGAGAGGTAGAAGTCATAGAATATCCAAGCGAATACAAATTCGTAGTAAAGTTTGTTGGAGAAAAAGGAATACCACCGAATATTAGCGATTTGACAAAGACGATAGAAGAAATTAAGCCAGCACACTTAAATTATGAGTATCAATACACTTATAACGTTTGGAAGTTCTTGGCGAGCAAGGTTTGGAATGATTTGGCACATTACACTTGGGAACAAGTAAGAGTAATATAGTAGGAGGTGTGGAGTTTGAAATATACACAAAATTACAATCTTAAAAAGCCAGAAGGAACAGATTTAGTCAATATTGACGATTTGAACTACAACGCTGACATTATAGACGCAAAGTTAAAAACGAACGCTGACACAATTAGTCAGCACATTAACGCAGCGGA